GGAAGTAAGCAGATTCCAGACTGCTAATAGCCCTGCGATTTCTGGAGTCATTTAACATTTCCACTTTCTTAAACTCTTATTAATTCTACTATCTGGATCTTTAGCTGTTTTTTCTGATGTTAACTTGGACTTCATGCCTTCCATACGAGCACAGAATGATTTTTTTCTAGAGCCACCCTCTGGTTGAGGGGGCTTTAGATTCATTCCTTGCTTTTTAGCAGAAGCTCTCCCCTTGGCATTTAAACCGCCAGTAGGACTTTTACCTTCTTTGCGTTGCCAAGCAGGAGTTTTTGCCATGTTATGCCATCGCTTCCTGACAGACTACGTTTACTTGCGTTGTTGTTGCTGATGCACAAGTAACTGCAACTGTCAAAATATCTGCTACGTTACCTTTAATGTTTGTCAATACAGGGAAAAATTGTGTTAAATCCAGCTGTTGCAAAGCATTATTAGGAGTTGAGAATGAGTAAACAACTTCACCACCAGTAATCCCTATTGCTGATAAATCTTGTTCAGCAAAAGAGTTATATGACCCTAATGTATTTAATGCAACAAAACTAGACCCTTGTAAGGACGTTTGATTCGTAGGCGTACTTGCAATCAATTCAACCAATGCCGTAGCACTAGTATTAATCAGCAAAGTATTAGGCAATAACTGTCCACGATCAATCAAACCAATCTGATATGCTCCACTAGCTGTTGGCGGGTTAGCCAATGGCAGAGCAGTAACAATATCTTGGAATGTTAATGTGCTTACAGTATTGCTTGTAATTCTTGCTGTATACGGAGACGTTACAACTGCGCCAGTTTGTGTGTATGGACCAGGTGTTACGTTAGCAAAATAAATTGTTGCGCCAGTAACAGTAGAACCAACTGATACGTTGTAAGTACCGTTATATTTAGTATTTCCAGCCGTTGCAATTGTAATGACGTTACCAGTTTGTAAATTATGAGCAGCAGCAAATCCTAAAACTACTGGGAATTGAGTAATACCGCCAATAACTGTTGCAGAACCTACCGCAGCACTAGTTAATGAAGGTAATGCAGCTTGATAGTAAAGTGACTTACCAACAAACTGATTAACACCCCAATAAGTTGCCGTTGGATTTGTAGTAGCTGTTACACCAGTCAACAACTGAATCGGAAGAATCATTGTTGTTGTTGAAGGCACAGATTGAATCAAATAAGTACCAGCTGCATAAGTAGTTGTTGCAGTCAAAGTAGCAGCAAAAGTAGTTTGCGAAGAACTTACTGCATATGTACCAACACCACCTGGAGCATATGACGTAACTGTTCCAGATACTTGTGCTGTAAATGCTTGGCTAATAGTGATAGATGCACCATTTACGCCAGTAATAAATGATCCAGCAGAAATCCCTGTACCAGCAATTAACTGTCCTATTGCAAATGATGTGCCAGCAGCCAATGTAACTACGCTTGCACCAGCAGCACCACCACTTGAATAAGCCTGTGAACCAACAGCAGATCCAGTAGAAGTTAACTGATTAACAATCGTAGGAGTTCCTACAATACCTGTTCCAGACAATGTTTGACCAGCTTGGAAAGCACCAGAAGTTACTGTAGTAACAGTTAAAGTAGTTCCACTAAAGCTAAATCCGCCAGAAGCAGATGTTCCAACTTCAGTAAATGAACCTAATGTAATGTACTGAGCTGCACTATTTGCGTTAGCTGGGTTAGTTACTGCATAGCCATGAGCACCGCCAAAAGTAAACAATGCTTGACCGCTATTAGACTGTCCAACTACTGAAGTAATGGTTGTATTACCAACTACACCTGAGTTACCAATAGTTAATGTGGTATTTGTTCCTGCGCTTGCAGCAGCGTTAGTATTATCAAACTGGTCAGTACCAACAGTTCTCATACGGAAAGACATCATTGGATAACGAATAGAAGTTGCTGGAACGGTACGAGATTGTTGAGCTGCATAGTTACCATATGAATAGGTAAATCCACGCTGCTTATCTATACCGCCTTCAATCAGAATAGACACACCATAGTGGGTCATTACTGAAAGGCCAGTAGAACCGTTATCACGCTGTTCATAACGAGCTGGTAAGTTACCAGTACGGCTCCAAGGTTTAACTTGAGATACGCCATTTACTATACCGTTACCAGTACCAACTTGATGAACTACCCAAGGTTCGCCATTGATAACTACACCAAAGCGTAGAGCACCAGCTCCATACCATGCGTACTCCATCCAAATCATTTGAACTTTAGTCCAATCAAGTGCATTAATAATGGCTTTATTACCATTCCATGCACCCATTGCAAATGTTTGATCTGTTGGTAAACCACCAGAATCGGAACGAATTACGCAATACATTGCATAAGGATTATCTGGTGTAGGCGTTCCTTGTTGCATAAAGAAAATGCCGTTGGAATCATCAAAAATACCAACACGTTGGAATTGACCATTTAAGGATGTACCAAAGTTGACGTTAGAAGCCATGTACATTGTTTTGCCAGGCTGATAACGATGGTATGGGCGTGACTGACGAACAGTAATATCACCAGGTACATTACCACCACCAATAGTCATGGTTACGCCACCTAGACCTGGATTTTGAACAATAGAAGCCTGTCCTGATACGTTAGTAATAAAGTTTTCCCAACGCAAAGGCTGAACACCGTACTCAAAGTCGGCATCGTAAATATTTTGTGATTGAGATACTTTTAGCTTACCTACAACGTCACGAAGCCGTTGAGGTGCAATAAATTGAGCTGCGCCATCAATACCAACTAAAGGTGTGCTTGGAGTTTGAACTCCCATTGCACCCGTTTGGTTATTGGGCGAGAAAAAGTTTAATAGATTCCATCCGCCTGACATAATTTCTCCTTAAATTTTAAAAAGGGGGGTAAATACCCCCCATCGGATCATTAGTCAAAGTTACCATAAGGGTAAGTTGTACTGTTACCAATATTAGTATCAGGCTGTAAATATCGAATAAACAGATTTAATTTACCAGAAGTAGGAGCACCCAAGCTAGTACCAGTTAATTTCAAAGTAACAACTACTTGAGAAAACCAAGTTGGCTGTTGACCAGGCTGAATGTTTTGTACATCTTGCAATGTAGACTGAGCATTAGCATACTGAGCTGCTGTAAAAGTAGCAGTTGTACGGCCTACAGCAGAGCTGGTATTGGCAGCCATAGTTGCATATGTACCGCCAGTTGTAGCAAAGTCGTTAGAAATATATGGTTGTACAGTAGATGCTGTATTAGATGAACCATCAGTAGGAGTGGTTAAATAATCAAGATCTAAAGTTTGCAAATAGCAACCTTGTGGCAATGTAAATACGATGCCACGATAAATAGTTCCAGAAGCATCAGCTGTTGGAGTATTTGTAGTTACTGATGGACCACTAGCACTATAAGCACCAGATTGTGGAGCATAAATAGTTGCTGCTTGGTTAGGAATGTTATTAGCTGTTACAAACACGCCAGAAGAACCAGCAAAACCAGCTTGACCAGCAGTAGTTTTAGAAAAATCTAAAAAACAAGCTTGGCTTAAAACTGTGTAACCTACATCACGTTGTGGACCAAAGCGTTGATCTCCAGACAAAATTGGACCTTCAAATGTACTACGTCCCATAATGGACTCCTTATGCAAAAGACTTATTCCAATCGTTGCATCGTCTGCTGGGGCAGTAGCGGAATAAGCATCACCCAGATAGCATATTTATACACTAAATTTTGATTGTCCACAACGATTTTACAAAATAGTTTTATTTTTTTTTAAATCAGTATAGAATCGCAAAATGAAGAAAAAAATGAGTATATCCGTACCCCCACACATCATTAACAAATTTGATCAAGCGTTAAAACTTTTTAGCTCTGGTAAGGCTCAAGAGGCTGTTAACTTAGCACAAGAAGTTATTAAAGCCGTTCCAAAACACGCAGATGCTTATCATCTTATTGGCGTAATTTTGAGTAATGCTGGTCAGTTTGTTAATGCTATGGAGTTCTATAACAAGTCCATAGAAATCTATCCAGATAACCATATGGCATTTTGCAATAGAGGAAATGCTTATCACCAGCTTAAACAACCAGAATTGGCATTAGAAGATTTAACTAAATCCATTGAGCTTAAGCCAGACTATGCGGAGGCTTATTACAATCGAGGAATTGTTGTAGGTGCGCTTCATCGTACTGAAGAAGAAATAGAAATGTACGATATGGCTCTTAAGTACAAGCCAAACTTTCCAGAAGCCTATAACAATAAAGGTATTGCGCTGCAAAAATTGCACAGAATGGAAGAAACTTTAGCCAATTATGAGGCTGGCATAGCTCAAAATCCGCAGTATATTGAGGCTTTTTACAACAACCGTGGCCTTGTTTTGCAGAATTTAATGCGTATTGATGAGGCTTTAGCAGACTACAACAAAGCTATAGAAATTAAACCAGATCTTGAAGATTGCCGTTTTAACCGTTCTATGTGCCTTTTACTTACGGGACAATACGATATTGCATGGAAAGAGCACGAATGGCGGTGGAATAGAGCTTCATATCCTCGCAAACAATTCCCAGGAAAACCTTGGTTAGGAGAAGAAGACCTTAAAAATCAAGTATTGTTTATCTATGGTGAGCAAGGTCTTGGAGATATGCTGCAGTTTTGCCGTTATGTTAATTTGGCTAAAGAACGTGGCGCAATTGTGATGCTGGGGTTAGAAAACCCGTTAGTTCGTATTTGTACATCTTTAAAGGGTGTAGATGCCATTGTTACTCCTAATGTGCCACTACCCCATTTTGATTACCATATCCCTATTATTAGCCTTCCATTGGCTTTTGGGACAGATAGTTTGGATAAGATTCCAAATGAACCATACTTAAAACCTAACCCAGAAACAGTAGCGCATTTTGCCAAACGATTAGGAAAAAAGACTAAAAAACGGGTAGGGATTGTTTGGTCTGGTGGATATAGGCCAGATCAGCCAGAAGTCTGGGCAGTTAATGAAAGGCGCAATATAGCCCTTGAAAAGCTGGTTCCGTTACAACATCCAGATATTGAGTTTATTAGCCTACAGTTGGGAGAACCAGCTGTAACAGAGTTAGCTAACTCCAAAGATTGGGATACTTTAATTAATCTTACCCATGAGTTAAAAGATTTTGAAGATACCGCTGGATTGATTGAAAACCTTGATTTAGTTATTGCTGTAGATACATCTACCGCCCATTTAGCTGGTGCAATTGGTAAACCAGTATGGCTTATGAATCGTTTTGATACTTGCTGGCGTTGGTTAATGGATCGTTCAGATAGTCCTTGGTATCCAAGTTTTACCATTTACAGACAACCTAAACTAGGTGACTGGGATAGTGTTATTGAAGCTATTAGAAAAGATTTACACAAATAAAAAACCCCGCTTTTGGCGGGGTTCTTCATTACTACTTACTGATTAGTAAGAACCGTAGAGTCCTAGTGGATCGGACCAACCGAAGCTGTAACGCTCACGAGACTTGTAACGGACGTTACCAGTATCAAAGTCACCATCCATAGAATTCTGGAGTGGTGAGCGTACAAAGTGTTTCAAGCCGTTAGGCACATCAGTTGTCAAGAACCAAGCATTGGTAGCGGTCAAGAAATGGTTAATTGTATAACCTTCTGGAACTGCACCGTTGTTTTTGATTGCATTGATATCGTTGTTGTTTGTGCCAACGCGCAATTCAGTTTCGAGCAAACGAGTTGCAACGAACTGTAATGCTGGTGGAACAACCAATTTACGAGGTTTAGCAGCGATTAACAAGCCGCGCTCATCGGTCCAACCAGCGATTTGAATAACAGCATTTTCCAATGCAGTTTCGTTCAAGTCAGCAGCTGTAGATGGGGCATTGCTGTTAGTACCACCGTTAACCAATGGGTGTGAAGCGTTGAGTAGTGATACGCCATCACCACCTGTGTAGGCAGAGTTGTAAGCGTTATTCAATACAGCAGCAGCTTTAACCTGTTTGGTGTAAGCCATAGCACGAGCTAGACCTTTGGTGTAGCGAGCTGATAAAGAATCGTAGAGGTTATCTTCGATT